AAGCCTGCGGCAGGACCTGCAGCGTGGCCCATGAATGAGCCCGGCGCGTTTTTGTCAACTACCAACACCAAGCCCAACGGGTTGCCGTTCCATGAAGTTGCAGACGAATTGCCTGCAGCGTTTTGACCCATAAGGTTAGGTGCACCCGTGTATGGGAATACTGGACGGTCTTGGTTGTCTACCGACGACGCAAGGGCGGCCCAACTGGCAGGTGTTACAACCATGTGAGTAGGCAAGTAGTTTGACGTTGCCGAAATTTGGCGGGCACCGTCGTAGATCGCTGCAACCCAATCGGCACCAACTGCGGTGTCTGCAACTGAAGCTGTCTGCACAATTGCGGCGTGGCATGTGTCAACCGCGTAGTTGTCGGTTGCTTGACCGTAGGCAATTGCCAACTGGTTAAGAATAATGTCAATGCTTGAAGGGTCACTCCAGTCAAGGTCCTGTTCGCTGACGGTGACGTATGTTCCAAAACTTAATTTGGAAATATCAGAATTCGAAACGCTGACAGTTGACGCGTTGAGATCGTCAAATTGTGCGGCCTGTTGTGTAACAACCGGACGTGTAACAATTTTTGGACGGCGGAACGTGGCGCCTGCGGTTGGCATTGCGCGGGTACCAATTGCCGTTACGAACGGACGAATTGGGTTAAGCCCGTCGTACACGCTGCCGGTGATAATTTCCGGCAAAATGCCTGGGGTGCTCTCGGTGTTAATAAAAGGTGCAACGCCTGGCGCTGCTTCAATTCGAGCAGCTGCAATGTTTGCGTTCATCTGTGCAAAATCTGCACCGCCGCGCACATAACTTGCAATGTATTCCGACGTTGAAGGCAAGCGCAATTTTCGTGGCTGTGCGTAAATGGTTTGAACTGTTGAAGCCTCAACAACTGCAGGGGTTTCTACTGGGTTGGTCATTTCGGTTGTTTCCTTTTCTGTGTCCTGATCTTTATTTAACTCTACTTCGGGTTCGTTTTGGTGGATACTGGCAGCGACGCGCTCGACCTTGGCGGCCTCAAATGCGCCATAAGGCAGAAGCGACAATTCCTGCCACTCAGCCTTAGTAACAATCATGGTGCCGGCTTCGTCAAAACTAAATTCCACTGGAATTGCGCCAACGCTAAGGCTGTCTAAAACGCCGTCCATGGCAAGTTGCAAGCTCTCATTTCCAAGCGCGGTTTCGCTGATCTTGGCTTCAAACATTACGAAATTGTCAACTTCGGTTCGTTCCGTGACTACGCCGATCGGCATTTCAGAATTGTGGTACAAGTACATTTTGGGCTTTTTGCCTTCCAACGGCATTGAGCCTTTTTCAAAGCGGACTTTTTGGCCGTCGCTTACTACAGCGTCTACGCCGTATTCGAGGGCGACGCCGGCAAGGGTTCTACGTGGCAGCGCGTCGCCTTGCGCGGCGTCAATCTTTAATTCTTGTGGGGTCAACCTAAGCATTTGCTTGCCTCATTTCCTCGGGCGTTTCTTGTACTTCAACGTTTGTGTTGTATTCGTTGGCTAAATAACTTTCAATATCAAACATTACCCCGGTGCCCCTTGGCAGGACGTTATCCGCGCTAAGTGTTTCTTGTATGCAATCTATGTACGGTTTTACGCCGAACGTGTACAAGTCGCGTGACGCTTCGCTAGACGAAACGTAACTGTAATTTCCAATGCTTACGGAAACGAGGTACGCGGGGACATTGGCGATACGGGCGATCTCTTTACTTTGGTATTCGGCAGCGTCAATCAAAAGCATTTTGTCGGGTGTTGCCATATTTGGTATGACTTCAACAAATTCGTTTACCGCACTTGTGGCCGACGCAAAACGTGCTTCGTCGTAGGCGGCTGCAAGATCGCGCAATTCCTGGGGGCTCATAGGCTCACCGCCAACTTGACGCAAAGTAACTGCAGGTTGAAGGCTTGACGCATTGCGATTGCGCGCTTGTTCAAGTTTTAGCGCGGTATCTACTGACGTTGCACCCGTGTAAATAAGTCCTTGAATTGGGCTTAAAAACTGTACGCAATCTTCCCAACGAACTGGCAAACCTTGAAACAAAATTTGTTTAGACGGTCCAAACCAAACGCCCGTACCTTGGGCTTGGTCCTGCGTTGTAATATTATTGGCAGGTAGACGGGTGAACGCCGAAGGATAGCCCGAACTATCCCTTTCAGTTATATACCAAAACGCGCGACCGTAAAAAAGTAAGTCGTCAAAAGTCCACGACAAAATAAAATTGTTTGTAACGCCTTTGTCAATTCGACGCAACCAACTACGCGGTGCTTCGGGCACCTTTTCCATTTCGTCGCCGTTCCACATGGTTTTATACATAACTAACGGCAAACAACCAATAACGCTTGCCATAAGGTCACGGCTACGGCTAACCGTTGGGACCTGCATAAAACGGCTACGAAGTACCCCGTCCGAATACGCATAAAAGTTGCCAATTTGTGACGCGCCCGCATTACTGCCGGCAGCTGCTTTTACAACTTTTGGCGGTTCGGGTTTCTTATTAAAAATGGCCATGGTTTTATTGTGTCACAATCTCACGCTTTTAGGTGGCACTAGCCGGCGCCGTGCAATCCCCGACGGAAAGCAAGCCGACTAATGCCAAAACGACTTTAGCGGTTTGCTGTAACAATTACGGGTTTACCAAGTAGTTGTGGGCGTGACGCAAGCGCGGCGGCCCATATCATGCAACGACACGCTTCAATTGGTCCGGGTGATCGGGTGCTTGAAACCGCCACGCTTCCTTGGTGTTTAATTAAAACCGCGCGCGTTACTTGGCTGTTTAACAAGTTTTCGTTGTTGTGAATTATGCGGTTTTCTAAAATCATGGCCCTAACCGCGCTAGTCCATTTAAGTAGCTCTTTGTAGCCAACGATTGTGCGACGTCGTTCGTGTTGTGGCGGGCAATGGTTTTCTAATCCTGGGACTATGGCTAAACGTAAGCCGGGGTTTTCCGCAATTTCGTTGTCTACACGCGCCCATAGTTCGGCAACGGTTCGCGCGACAAACGCAATTTTGACATGGGTTTTGTTGCCTACTTGAACGGCGCGTACCGCGGTATAGGTGCTTTCGTCTAACGCAATTTCTACGGCTAACACCCCGCCCGGTGGCGCCGGCTGATCGGTTGCCAACGCTTCAAAGACACCCGGCTCTAACCATGCTGTCGTGCTTGCTTGCCAAAGGTTTACCGACGCGCGCAAAAACGCTGCACGGTTGGGCGCTTCGGCTTCGGCTTCAATTGTTTTTAGGTCAAGTGTGTAACCAAGTGCCGGGTTGGCATAGGCCCACGCTTCCGGGGTCATTGGGTCCAAATTGCTAGGCGGGCTGTATTCGGCAAAGTAAAGGCTTGTTTGTTCGCCGCTGTCAATTGCTCTAAGGCCCTGATCTCGCCACCTAAGCATGGCCGTACTTTCCTGCGTACCCGCCGTGGACGTCATAAGAAAACTTGGGTTTTTCTTTGCGCGCTGGGAAGGTAAAAGCCCTTCGTCAATTGCCTGTTGGCTAATGTCAAAAACTTCGTCCGCAATAATTAGATCGCACGAATAACCGTGACCAGCTGCAGGTGTCGCGGCTCGAATGTGCCACGTTGACCCGTCGGGCATTATTAACTTTTGCCGGCCATAGGACCAGCTAATTTCGGCGCCGAAACGGTCTGACAAAATTGGGGCCAGGTATGTAAAGAAAGCGGTTGCAAGGTCAAGTTTGTGCGCTGTCGTAATGACCGTTACCGGGCGTCCGCGCTCTTTTCCTTGCGTACTTAAAAACCACCCAAGGTATGCAGCGTTCATTGTTGTTTTTCCGCATTGGCGAGCAACCGAAACTAAGTTAACCCGGTGTAACCAATCACCGTTTTCGTCTTGCGCGGTAATGCCGGCCAAACAATGCAACTGCCAAGGCATTAAGTCCACGTTTAATACCTCTTGGGCAAAGCCCCCAATGTCGGCAGCTGCAGATCGGCAACCGCTGTGCGTGGTCGTTTCCAATCTCGGCCGGTCGTGGCCAGTTAGCGCCAGTCCGTCTTTATTGGGGAATATACGAAAAAGGTCTTGCGGGGGCTTCGTCTGATCGGGTAAAAAAACGCTGTGCGTGTTCGGCTCGTCAAACCCTTGTGGGTGTTGGGTTTTGTGGCGTTCGCGTTGGGTTTTTACTTGTTGTCCGCGTCGCGCATTGCATGGTTTGCAACTGGCAACAAGGTTGTCCATGCTGTTGCTTCCACCTTCCACAATGCTTAGTACGTGGTCGGCTTCGGTAGCTACGTTGACGCCGCACCAATGGCACGGGGGGTTGTCTGCCAGTAGTCGAGCGCGGTTCTTTTTAAACTCTGTTTTGTTTCGTGTCTGACTGTTTAAGTTGGTTGCCATGCTCACGCGCCTACGGCTTGTGCTAGCGCGCCGGCAAGCCGGCTTGCTTCCGGTCGGTGTTGGTTGTGCATTGTGTCGGGTCCAAGTCTGTTGTGTTTGTTTGTGTGTATGTTAATTCGTTGTGTGTGCTAAACGCTATGGGGAAACGTCTAGCACGTTGTAAAGCCTAATGTGATTAAGTCCCACCCACGGGGTTGCCCTAACCCGTACCCACTTACTTACGCCTGATTATGTTTACAGGCTGCCGCGCTATTGGCCCGGTCATTTCGTCGCGCATGATTGCGGGCATAGCGCACTACCTACGTTGCCGTATGTTCCCAACTGCCGTGCAACGGGCTTAGGGCTTGGCTAGTCCTACGCTTACGCGCAAGCTAGAAACTTAATGATTACTGGCAACTGGTTAGGTCGCCACACTTGCACGATTGCCCCGGATTGTTCAAGCCGGTCTAGCCATGCGTTTTGTGTTTTGCGTACTACGCCTATGTCTGTTTTTAGTTCGGCGAAAACTAGCACACCCTTTGGGTTGACTAGCACAAGGTCGGGAAAACCGCTGTCGCCTTGAATGTGTGTGGCCCATTTGCCGCGCTTGTTCATTGCCGGCAAGTCATGGTGTACGAACCAGCCGTAGCGTTGAGCTATTTCAATGACCGCGTTTTTAAATTGGGCTTCAAGCATTGCCATTGGTTGTGTAATCCTTGTGAACTGTGCGCGCCCAAATGTCCCTTGACAAATGATCGGTTGACCAACGCAAATGCGCTACAACGTCTTGTTTACCTATGTAGTCCGCGCTGTTTTGCATTTCCTCAATTAAGCGCACCATGCGCGCAAGTAGTTCTAACTGTTGTGCCAGGTCCATTAGTCGCCCTTACTGCTAGGTAGTTTTTTCATTGCGTCAATTACCTGCGTGGCCTGATCGGGGTTTAACGTTTCGAGCGTCACCGCGTCGCTGTTAAGGGTTACGGCTATGTAATCGTGCAAAGCTGCTTCATCAAAGCCGGCACCTTTGGCCAAGGACTTTATAAAGTACACCTGCTTTTGGCTTGCCTGTTTTGAGTACGCCTTGGCGGGTCGAGCGTCTGTTTCTGTTGGTTGGTCTTGGCGCGCTTGTACTTCGTTTTTGCTTGCAATTGCTTTGCTCACGCCACAACCCATATAACCAAGGGCACGGCCCAGCGCGCTTGTCATTCCAACCATGAATTCACTGTTCTTGGTGTACGGGGTTTTGCCGGGGTACGGTTCGGCAGCTGTCGCAATGCTTGGCAACGGGTCTGTTTCGTCGCGCCAAACGGTAACGGTGCAACGGTAAAACGTGCTGCCGTCCGGCATGGTCACAACTTCCGCGTTTGTTTCCTGTATTCGAAGGTTCGGCCAACGTTTCAACGCTTCGTTCAAGCGGGTTGGTACGTCTACATAATTGTCAATGCTAAAAGCCATGTGTCGGGTCCTTTTGTGTCGGGTTTAAATTGCTGCGGGCAACGTATCCATTGGGTGTAACAAACTTTGTGGCGTCATAAAGCACGGTGCCGGCATGTTGGTTGCCCAACGTGTTGGGTGCCATGTTTCGTAAAGTGTTTGCCAACCTCGAAGGCTTACCGTGCGTGTGTCGGCGTCAAGTGTTGCCAAAATGTATATTGCGGGTTTGTCGCACTCATGGGTAAGCAAGCAACCGTTAGCGCGCAATGTGCTTCTTACTTCGTAGCCGGCAACGTCGCTAGCGTTTTTGTTGTACGGCTCAAAACCCCAGGCAAGCTGTAAATATTTGGCTACAGCAAACTCACCAATGCAGCCTATTTTCATTGCCTTTAGGCTGTCCGCTGGGGTTAGCCCGTAGTTGTGTTTTGCACCGCGCGCGTCGCACCAATCAATCCGTAAACGTGCAACGGCATAGGCGTAGTCAATTTCGTTTTGGGTTAGCGCAATTTGTGGCATGTCACCCGCCAAGCGCTTCAATTGCTTCGCATACGGTTTGCCAGTCGGCGTCATTGTCGGATAATGCAAGGTCTATGGCTAGGTTTTTTAGACGTGCAAGCAAGTCGGCGTGTTTGGGTTTGTACGGAATATGTGCGGGCCTGCAAATTTCGTCTAACAAGTTTTTAATTACTGTTTCGTGCCTTTGCAGGGCGTTTTGTGTCGGGTCTAACATTTTTCGGCTTTCCTCACTAAGTGAATTGTCGGGGTCTATGTATTGTTTTAGTTCGCTGTAGTCCATGGTAGCCAACCGCTGTTGTGCCAAATGGCAACCATAGCTTTGGTGTTTGTTACTGGGTTAAATAGTTCGTCGCACGTTTGCAAAATGCCGTGTGCTTGCAACCAGCCGGTAGGCCAGTACGTCGAGGGTTTGCACCAAAAGAAATTAACTTGGTAAATCCCAGCTGACCCGCCCATTGTGTCGGTGGCATTGAAAGCGTCACTTGTGCAGCGGCTTTCACGTACAGCGACCCGTAACGCGGTTTCTAGTTCGGCCTGCGGTAATCCCTCGGCAACTGCCAAAGTCGCCACCTGCGAGCACGTAGTGACCAATGCGGGCATTGTGGTTGCGGTAGTCGTTGTTGGCGGTAGGGAAGCAATTACGACTTGTGGGGTTGGCGCGGTGGCCTGTGCATTATTAAAGCCAAAAGCGATCAAAACGCCTAAAACTAGGGCTAATAAGCCTGTGAGCAATCTGTGAATAATCATTAGTTGGGCCTTTCCATTTGGTAGGGGTTTCCCCATGTGCCGTGTGCCGGGCTTTTAAATGCCATTTGCGCGTGCAAGCAATCAAGGGTGTCCGGGTCGCGGAATAGTTGAACCATAACTTGCTGCCCTGTTTCAAGGGTTGTTATGAAACATTCGTAAATAAAAGTTTGCGGCTCTGTCATAAGTAAGGCTTTCCGTCGGTACAAAAACCCTAGCCAACGATTGTTACGCGGTTGCGGATACCCCGAAGGTCGCTTCAAATATGGCTTTTACGGCGTCCGGATTATCGGCAAACGCTGGGCTTAGCTCTATGTGCCACCAATCGCCGCCGGGTGCACCCGAAACGGTTTTTGTTTCGTACACTTTCCACGCTTGACGATCACAACGCCACGACGCGCCCCAAGGTTTGCTGTAGTAGTCAATGACCATTTGCACACCAAAGGCGTTGGCGTTGGCAAGTATTTTGTCAATAAAAACTTTGGATACCGCGCGGCCTTCTTTAATGCCTTTTGTGTCCATTTTGCGGTAAGACAAATCCATTGCGCGACCCGTTGCATGTACTGACAATGTGCCGGGCTTTGAGCGAACGTCACGTTGCCCGTAAGTCCCGTTGTTCCAAAGTGCGCCGTTTGAATACTTGGCAGCTTGCCTTACCCATTCCTCGGTGCCGGCACGTTTACCAGCTGCCGGGCCGTCGCTGTTCCCTATGTAGTCGCGCGCACCAACTACACCGGGTTTGGCTTTAGCAATCATTGGTCGGTTTGTGTTCCTGGCTTGCTTTTAAGTCCGTTTGAAGCAACAAGGCCGCTAAGTGTGCCAGTAAGAAAAACCAGCAACGTGCTTAAAAGGTCAATCAATTGCGCGTCGGTTGGTGCCTGTTCGGTTGGCTGATCTACAAACAAAATGCCGTAAATAAACGCCATGACAGTAAAAGAAAAGCAAATAGCCATTAGACGACCAACAAAAACAATTAAACCTGCGTGTTGTTGTTCGGGTGTTTTACTCACAAGCGGCCTTTGTAAAGCATTGGTATTCGATATTCGTTTTAGAAACTGTGCAACCACTACAACCCCAAACTACTACGGCGATTAAAAGCGCGTACCCGATCATGTAACGCCATTTCATTACTCAACCGGGTTATAGGGCGGTTGTGGAATGTAAACGGGTGGCACAAAATTATCGCTCGCGCGGTCATACGTGTAACCAACGCCTGCGTAAGTTTTGTCGGGTACGTCTACAAATGTTTCTACATACATGCCGGGGTAACGGTCGGGGTTGTCGTCTAAAAATTCTTGTGTAACTACATGGACGGCAATTACAATGCTTTCGGCGTTAATTTCTGCAAAATATTGTGCTTCGCTCATGCTTTAATTCTCACATAAACAATGCCTGAACCGCCCGCACCACCCGGCGCGGCAACCGTGCTACCTGCACCACCACCGCCGCCACCTGTGTTTGCTGCCGCGCTGTTTCCTGTGTTAACGCTTCCAGCACCACCAACACCCGAACCGCCGGCGCCCGGTGATGTTCCTGAACCGCCACCACCACCACCAGCCTTAAACAATGCGCTACCACCAATAAATGCGCTCACGTCATAACCCGCGCCACCAGCGCCGCCAGTTGTAGTTACCGCGGCTGAACCTACTGCTGTTGCACCGCCACCGCCGCCACCGGCTTGGTTGGAACCAGTTGCACCGTTGCCACCAGCAAAGCCGATAATAGTTGGAAATAACGAAACTTGACCTGTTGAATATGGGGCACCACCACCACCACCACCGCCGCCGCCGCTTGCGCCTGAATAACCGACATTGTTAGCAACGCCGACGTTTGTCCAGCCTGCATACCCGCCGCCAATGGTGCTAAAACTGCGCGCCGTGTTGTTAATGCTTGAGCCTGCGCCGTTTGTTCCTGCTGCGCTAGTTGTTGCGCCTGCGCCACCTGCGCCAATGTCAATTGCATAAGTTGCGGCCGTTAGGTAAACCGATTGAATAACTATTCCACCAGCACCGCCGCCGCCGCCGCTGTAGTTTCCGCTATTAGATGAACCGCCACCGCCGCCACCGCCAACTAGGCAAATATCAAATAGTCCGTCTTTGCTTACAACAAGGTTGCCGTCGGTTGTAAAAGTTAAAAGCGTGTAATTTATGCCGCCAACGGTAACGCTTGACGATGAACCACCAGTTGCGGCGCCATAAGTTGCACCGCCACCGCTAAAAAAAATAGCAGCACTAGCACTTGTAAAATACAAGGTGCCACCTGCCCACGTGCCTAACGCTAGTGATGAAGCGGTTGTTACTGTTGCCGTGCCGGCGGTAATCGTGCAAACACCCGCGCCAATGTTTTGTATAAAAAGTGTGTCACCGGCAGCAAAAAGCCCGCTGTTTACGGTAATGGTTGTTGCTCCTGCGTTTGACATAACAACACGGGTGCCTTTGTCGGCTGCAACCAGCGTGTAACTAGCCGTTTTATTTGAAACGGTTTGGTTGTAGTCGTTGGCCTGTAATGCGTCCATTTGCGCGGCGGTTAAAACCTGCCCTGCGGTAAAATCTTGAATAGCCATAGTTTTAGCCTAGATCACCCCAGCACATTTAGCGCGTCAATTTTTCCAAACTCTGCATTGTCAAGTATCAATTCGTACACAATCGTTGTAGGGCTTGTAAACAAACTGACCCGGTGGCCGTCCAAATTAATGGCATGCTCGACACCCTCTACGGAAAGCTCTTGGGCCAACGTGGTTGTTGTGGACCCTGTAACAAATGTGCGTTGAATACTGATTGTGTCCGAAACGTCAATTGTTGCCACGGTGTCGCGTTGGGCGTTGGTAAGGGCACCAAAGACGGTTTCTACGCTGTTGTAGCGCGCTTCCGGGGTGCCGTTCAAAAGGTAACTTGCGGCCGTGTCAATTTGCCCTTGTACGTGTAAAAGGCTATTTGTAATGCTGTTAGTTTGAACAAAAAATTGAGCTTGGCTTGACAGATCGTCGGCGGTGCTTGTTTTGCCGTCTAAGGCTTCTATGTACACCCTGTTAGTAACGCTGTCCGCTTCAAAGGTAATACCCAAATTTGTGTACGGTACGCCCGTTCCGTCGTCCATAAAGTCAATTACGGGACCGCTAAGGGTTGTTCCCACACGCGGCGTAAAGGTTAAAACCCCGTCGCGCGCCACAAACAAACGGCCAAATTCTGCGGTTTGGTTAATTTGCAAAAGGTACGCCAAAACGTTTGTACCAGCCGGCACTGTGTAAGCGGCGGCGTGGCCTAGGTCTACTGTGCCAGGGTCAATGCTTCGAGCGGCGCCAGTTGGGTAGTTGACTTCCGGCAAATCTAAAACGGTTTCTATGCGTTCGCCTGACGTTTCAACACCAACGTTTAGTTCGTCCATGAACGTTTGACTTAACAAGTAAAAGTTGTCTGCACAATAAACGGTAACCGTGTCTATGCCGTCCAACGCAAAGTTGTAGTCGTAATTGAGAATTTTTCCGCGGTACAAGTATTCGGGGTTGTTTGAGCTGTCGTATCGGATTAGTTCCACGGCGCGCATGGGTGCAAGGCCTGGCAATGCGTCGGGGGTTGACCAATAGGGCCCGTTTTCGTCAAACGGGTTAAAAACACCGTCCACGTCGTTAATAGTAAAAGTCATTGTTCCCGCGGCGAACTGGTCGCCAATGTCGCGACGCCCGCGCCTAATGCTTATTTGTGTTGTGCTTGCCGTAACGTCGGCAAAGTCTGTTGTCGGCCCCAACGGGTACACGCCGTCAAGTAAACCCTTTATGTCGCTGTCAAGCGTGAAGCTGCCAACGTCGTAGCCGGTGTCAATTAAAAGGCTGTAATTGCCGGCTTGGGTTATTGCCGTGCCGGGCATTACCTGTTACCGACTATTGGCAAGTCCAATGGGCCGTTTTGTCGAGCAAAAGCGCGCAAACCGTCGTTAGCTGCTTTGCCTATTTCTGCGGCCGTAGCCATGCCACCATTCACGTTTACCGTGTAATTGTTTATTGCCCCTCGCATGGCTTTATGTTCGGCAATGCTTTGCATGCTTGAAGTTGTTGGCGCTGGGGTAGCAATCGTTTGGCCCGCGGTTATTTGCGTAAAAGCAATGTCCATTTGTGCTTGCTCTAAAAGAGCGTTTAGGCGCTTGCTGCTTAAGTTCGGGTTTTTCAATATCTTTTCGTATTTGGCAAGGACGCTTTCAAGGCCTGCAACAAGGGCGGTGCCTTGGTCAACTCCGGCTTGGTAGAAACGGCCTGCGCTGTCTAGGCCTAGTTTGTCGGCAACGTCTTGGACGGTGGCAACAAGCGCGTTAACCCCGTTAGGGCCTGTAATGGCTTCCTGACCGCCTGCAACCAGTTCGGCGGCAATTGCTGCACCTGCTTGCCCGCCTGCGTCTAAAACGGCTTCTAACGCGTCTAGTGACAATCCACGGGTAAGCAACAAGTCCACGTTGTTTGCGTACTGTTTTACCCCTGCAACTTGGTCCGAAAGCCCGGCTAGAAAGCCTGCCCCTGTTTCGTCGCCTGCGTCTTTGGCGTCGGCAAAACTAAAAGCGTTTTTTATGCCGTCGGAAACATTGGTGCCAAAATCTTTAAAGGCTTCTTGCGCGCTTAATAGTTCGTCCTTAGCCGTGCTTAAAGCGTCGGTCAATTTGTCTTTAATGACGTCGTAAAGTTTGCTTATTTCCTTGGTTGCGCCACCTGTTTCTTGTTGGCTTTCTTTAAGTTTTTTATTAAATTCTCCGGCAGCGTCGGCAGCGCGCATTTGTTGAGTAGCGGAAACCCCAAGTTTTTCGTTCCAAGCGCCAGTTGCTTTTTCGGCTCCGTCAACAAGACCGGCAACGGATTGCAAAACGCCTAGGAAACCTCGAATACCTTTTGTAGCAGGGTCAACTAATTTAAAAATGTATTCAAAACCTTTGCCAATTTGGCTGAACGTTTCGGGGTTACGGCGTACCCAATCGCTAATGCTTAACAATGATTGGGTGAATTGTTGCATTGCCGGCAACAACTTGGCACCTAGTTGGGCTTGAACGTTTGCAAACTCTGCGCGTAAGGTTCGTTGGCTGTTTGCTAGTCCGTCGCTTGTGCGTAAAAAGTCGCCTTGGGCGTCGCCAGTCTGTTTGTAGATCGCGGACTGCGCGGCCAAAATCTTTTGTTGAGCTGTTAGCGCGCCTTTGCCGTCGTAAATGCCAAGGGTTAACGCTTCTTGTTTTAGCGTGGCGTCGTTAAGCAAAACACCGAAACGGCGCAAAGGTTCGGCTTCGCCACGTAGCGCGGCGCCAATTGCTTGTACGGCTTCCTCTGGGCTTGTGTTATTAAACGAAGCAAGGTCCGAAGCTAGTTCGGTAAAGTCGTTACTGAATACTGCAAGGTCTTGTCCAACCAATCCGGCTGCTTTACCAAACGTGCCGAAAGCACCGGCAGCGTCCAAAACGGCTTGCTTGGATTGCCCCATAGATCGAGCGGCCGACGCTGCAAAGTTTTCTACGTCTTTAGCGCCCTTGCCAAAAATAACGTTTACTTTTGACATGCTTTCCTGCATGTTTGAAGCTGCGGTAATTGCAGGCCCTAACACTTGTTGCACGGTGCCAAATGCCAGGCTTAAACCGCCAACGGCGCTAGCAACGTTTTTAGAACTGGTACCAAATTTCTTTAGTTGTTTGTCGGCGGCCTGAATACCGGTATTAACAAACGTGGTAATAATTGGAATGTTGATTGCCATTAGCGGACCCTGCTTTTTAGATTGCGGTTAGTCCTTTGCATGACGTCCTCAATAACTAGTAGTACGTCTTGTTGTACTGCAGGGCGGTTGTTTTCTACCGCTTTGTCAATAACACGCGGTTGGCCACCTTCTTGGGCGTTTAGGTTTGTAACAAAAAGGCTGCTTTTGTTTCGGCCTGCATGGTCATAGATCACCCCGGCAGGGTCATTGGATTGCACAACCATTAGGCGGTAGGGCTTGGCACCAAATACGACTTGTTGGGTGTAACCGCCGCGGTCAAAATTCACGTAACGCTCACGGCTTGGGCGTACACCAACTTTAATTTTGTAGCCGGCTTGGACCTGATCGGTACGCCAACTAGTTTCACGGCCTTTAACTAGGTTGCCTCGAACCATGCCTGAAAGTGGGGCGCCGTTGCCTTTGCTGTTGTCAAAATGGGCAACCATGCTGCGAGCTTCAACCAACATTCTTTGGCCTGAATTGCTAATGCGTTTGGTAATTCGTCGCCTGTACGAAGGGTCAATTTTGTTTAGTTCGGCTAAGGCTTCTTGGATACCTTGAATTTGTAAAACCTGTTGGGCCATGCCGGTTACCTTTTGTTTCGTTCCCCTAGCACTTTAGCCACCGTTAATAAGTCTTGCGTGTCAAACACTTGCGCGTACCAATGCGGCGCCCACCCTGTTGCAACTAACAGTTCGGCTAATTGCCGGCGGTAGGTGCCGCTTGGGTAGGGTTTTGGGCCTCTTGCGCGATTACCTCAACGTTGGTTACTTGTTTGCAGTACGTGTCAAATTCTGACGGCACAACAATTTTGGATTGTTTGCTTGCTTCCCACGCCAAAAATAAAAGGTCCTCGACACCAATGCCGTTTGCCATGTCGGCAGCTTTGCGCTTAAAACGGCGTTCCCATAGCACAATGGTAAAAAGGTTTGTGCTTACTTGGTATGTGCCTTCGTGGTTGGTCACTTCAAGGGTTAATTGCATGTGTGCCTTCTTTCGTGTCGGGCCGATTGTTCGGCGCTAATTATGGGGTTACGTCTTTGGTGTACGTTCCACCAACAAAGGTAACGTCAATTGTTGAGAGCTCGCCCATGGTTGCATTGACAACTGGCAATTCGGCAAGTAGCGCGCCTGTAAGCGTGAAGCCTGGGTTTGTCGCGCTGTCTGCACCAGCTGCAGGTTTTACAATGACGTTTACCAAACCGCCAACAACGTTTTCAAGCGTTGCAAAAGTTTCGCTTGCGTCGTAGGAATTGTAAAGGGTAAGGGTTACTTCGTGGTTGCCCAATCCTGCTTGGAACGTGCGCGCCGTTTTGCCAAACGTGGTGTTTTCAAGTTGGTCGTAACGCTGCGTGAATACCGCTGCGGTGCATTGGTCGGTTAGGTCAACTGCGTTAACGGTTACGACCGGGTTGGAAAGGTAGGTGCTTGTTGCCATGTTGTTTAATCCTCTTTCGTTGCTTTCTTATTTTTAGCACCTTTTTTTGGTGCCGGTGTGGATACTTCGTCGTTTAGTTCGTCGGCTACTTCAACAATGAAACCGCCCCAAATTAGGCCGGCTACATTTACGCCGGGTTTTGGTACAAACTCCGTACCGACAACACCAACGCGGGGGCTTTTTATAATGTACATGGGGTCCTAACCTGTTTGGGCTTGCATTTCAATTGTGAGATCGTAGGCGGCAAGTTCGCTGCCCCCAATTATGGCAATGGTTGGGCGGCCGTCTGTTACTGCCACGTTTTTGGTTAACACTTTGGCGACCATGTTCATAAGTGATCGTTG